GCGGAAGAAAAAGCAAAGGCCGAGAACGACTATAAACAGCTGTTTGAGGCACAAAAATCCGAGGCTGATATTTTGCGCGAGCAAATGCAGAAAATGCAGCAGGACGCTATACAGGCGCGCATTAGCGCGGAATCTGGTAGAATTGCAAGTGGATTGACTAAGGACACGGCGAAAGCCGCGCTCTTACAACAGCAGATTGGCCAGAGGCTATCGATTGTTGATGATGAAATCCGAGTGACGGACAACGGTCAGCTGACTGTTTCCACACTGGACGACCTGACAACCAACATAAAAGAGCGGTTCCCGTTCTTGATTGACGGAAGTCAGGCAGCTGGCGGCGGTGCCGCACGTTCGGAAGGCAGGGCCCAGGAACGATCAACTGAAATGAGCAGGGCCGAATTTGAGGCAATGAGCCATCAGCAACGCGCTGAGTTCTTTGCGTCAGGCGGTCAACTTTTCGATGATTAAGGAGGCCGATCATGGCTAACGTACTAACAGACCTAGCAGCTGACATTTATAAAGCTGCTGACGTCGTGGGCAGAGAGCTGGTCGGCTTCATACCCGCGTCAACTATCAATGCAAATGGCTCAGAGCGAGTAGCAAAGGGCGACACTGTCCGAGCTTCATTCACTCGTGCCGCTACAGCCGTCGATGTTAGCGAGGCGATGACTATCCCAGAGGGGACAGATCAGACCGTCGACAACAAGACTTTGAGCATCAGCAACAGCCGCGCTGTTCAGATCCCATACACAGGTGAGGATGTACGTCACTTGAACAATGGTATCGGCTTCGAGACTGTTTACGGTGATCATATCAAGCAGGCTATGCGAACTCTCTGCAACGAGATCGAAGCTGACCTGGCTGAGGAAGCGTACAAGAACGCATCACGCGCATTCGGTACAGCTGGCACAACACCATTCGCGTCAAACTTTGACGAAGTGGCTGAGATTCGCCAGATCCTCGTCGACAATGGTATGCCAACAAACGACGGCCAGTGCTCACTGGTTCTCGGTACCGTTGCAAGCACTAACCTCCGTCAATTGGCTCAGCTGCAAAGCGTGAACCAGGCAGGCGGTTCTGACTTGCTTCGACAGGGCGTATTGCTTGACCTTCAAGGCATGGCTGTTCGTGAGTCAGCACAGATCCAGTCGCACACAAAAGGCACAGGCGCGTCTATCTTAGTAAACGGCGCTCTTGCTGTAGGCGATACATCTGTAGACGCTGATGGCGGATCAGGCACCATCCTGGCTGGTGACGTTGTCACTTTTGCGGCAGATTCCACTAACAAGTATGTAGTTGGAACAGCCCTGTCAGGCGGCACCTTTGCCCTGAACCCGACTGGCGTTCGCACCGCTATTGCGGACAACAACGCTATCACTGTCGGCAACAGCTACACCGCAAACGTAGCATTCCACCGCAACGCTCTCGAGCTTGCCGTGCGTGCTCCAGCGGTTCCAAACGGTGGCGATGCCGCTGATGACGCGATCACTGTCCAGGACCCAAACAGCGGCCTGGTATTTGAGGTTCGTGTTTATCGCGGATATCGTAAGTCAATGATTGAAGTAGCAGCAGCTTGGGGCGTTAAGGCGTTCAAGCCAGACTTCATCGCGACACTTATGGGCTAAACCCCAGGGGCCTTCGGGCCCCATTTCTTTTATTGCGAGGAGAGCATGGCACTGATTATCGAAGATGGCTCCCTGGTGACAGGAGCAAACTCATATATCACGGTCGATGGCTGGAAGGCTTGGATGGATGATCGAAGCATCACCCACACCAATTCAGACAGCAAGATCGAGGGCGCCATACTCCGCGCAATGGATTACTTTGAGTCGCTTCATTTCAAGGGATTGAAGCACACCGAAACGCAAGCTCTGCAATGGCCACGGGATCGAGTATTTATTGACAGCTATGACGTCGACTCCGACGAGATCCCAAAAGAGGTCAAGAATGCGATGTATGAGCTGACCAAGATTGAGTTGGACGGTGACCTCCCTTTAAATGCCCAGGAGCGCCAGACCGAGTCTGAGCAGATCGGCGACATCAAAGTTGTATATAGCAACACAGCCATGATGAGAAAGCGCACTCCCGCATTTAACTTTGCGGTGCGAAAACTTATTCATGGTGTCAATTTCGTGTCACGATCATGAGTTTTAATTACGCTCCATTAGCCACTACGGCTACCAACTTGCTCACTAAGTTCGGCCAGGAGCTGACGTTTACTCGGACGTCAAAAGGATCGTATGACCCAGGGACAGGAACGACGACGGATACCACATCCACGTTCACCAAAAATGGCGTTTTGTTTGACTATCGCGATGCTGACATTGGCGATCAAACTGTATTGGCTGGAGACAGGAGGCTCGTCTCTGAGGCCCATACTTATGAGGTCGGAGACACAGTCGCGATCGGTTCAGACACTTATCGCGTAATTGCAATCAGCACCAATCAGCCAGGAGATACGGCCCTGGTCAGCGAGCTGCAGATTCGAAAATGAGCAAGACGTTCACAGGTGCGATCAAGGACTTTGCCGAGCTGCCTGAGAAGGTAGTCCGAGGAACGCTTATCGGCATGGGCTCCAGGATCATCAAGCGATCGCCCGTAGATACAGGTCGATTCCGCAATAACTGGCAATTTAGCATTGACGCGCCAGCAACAGGCAAAGACCCAGGCGGCGCAAATCAGGTTGAGCTTGTAAACGTAGCTAACAAGATGGTGCCAGGTAACACGTTTTATATGACGAATAATTTGCCATATGCGGAGCGCCTAGAGTATGGCTGGTCAGGACAAGCGCCCCAGGGCGTGGTTCGCGTCACGCTTGGCGAGTATTCCGAGTTTATCCAAACGGCGGCCAAAAAATGACGGTATTTAACGACATCCAGGCGGCGCTCGATACTCAACTGGCTACGATTACAGGCACGCCTATCGCGTTCCCAAACATTCCATACACACCGCAAGCTGGAACAACCTACTTGCGAGCAGCATTCCTGCCAGCTGACACGTTACAGGCATCCCTGGGCGGTTCTGGCAAGGATGAGACCAATGGTATCTACCAGGTCGACGTCGTAGCACCTCGGGGCTCAGGGAGACCGTCAGAGGTAGACACAGTGGCAGATACGTTCAAGCGAGGTACTGTTTTGACGTATAATAGCCAAAGCTTGCGAGTCCGATCCGTATCGATGGGGCCCGCTATATTGGACGAGGAGTGGTATTTCATACCCGTCTCGATTGACTTCCAGACATATACTGAGGCCAGAACATGACATTCGCTAACGGTGCACAGCACAGCCTACACTATATTGCGGAGAGTACGTATGGCACCACGCCGTCGACTCCCGCATTTTCCCCACTTCCACACACAGGGACCACACTCAACGTGTCTAAGGACGCGGTCGAGAGCGAGAAGCTGAGAGGCGATCGCATGGTCGAGGACTTCCGTCACGGCAACAAAACCGTGGGCGGCGAGATCAGCTGTGAGCTGGAGTATGAATCATTTGACGATCTGATTGAGGCGGCCTTATGTGGCACCTGGGCATCAGACGTTCTCAAAGCAGGTACAACTCGCCGATCGTTCTCGATCCAACGCAAGTTTGGCGACCTGGCCACACCTGAGTTCCACACGTACAAGGGCTGCGAGGTTAACTCGATGGCTTTGTCGGTATCTCCTAACGCCATGGTCGGGTGCACATTCGGCATCGTGGGTAAGGATCTGGCATTGGCTACATCAGCGATCACTGGCTCCACGTTCGGAGCTGACGCTGGCATGGTGCCATTCGATTCGTTTACAGGATCAATCTCCGAGGGCGGTAGCTCAATCGCAACCGTCACATCTGTCGAGTTCACCCTGGAAAACGGCATCGAGCCATTGTTCTCGGTAGGCAGCCAGACCACCAATCGTCCATCAATCGGTCGATCTCGAGTGACTGGTACGCTCACTACGTACTTCGCGAGTAAAACTCTATACGAGAAGTTCCTAAACGAGACCACATCGAGCATCACGCTGACGCTAACCGACTTGGACGGCAACAGCTACGAGTTTGATTTCTCGAATGTGAAGTACAACAGCGGCCAGCCTGACGTATCGGGCGAGGGTGCGGTGACCATTGCGATGGACTTTGTGGCTCTGTACGACAGCACAGACGTCTCACAGATCAAAATCACTCGCACTGACGCCTAATGGACTTTGCACAATTAGCCACAGCCCAGGCTCACGCCCAGGGAGCTGAGTGCAATATTAAGAACCCACTCAACGGAGAGGCCACAGACGTGTTTATCACGATCATGGGCGCCGACTCCCGCGAGTGGCGTTCCGCCAAGAAGTCGCAGACGTCTCAAATACTGAAGGCGAAAAGCCAGGGCA